GCCCTCTTTTTTTGTAAGGATAGATATAGTTTCGTGTATGCGAGACATAGGCATTAGCGGACTTGATACATAACTCTTATCCCAAATTACCTCCTCTTTAAACACAAACCCCAAGCCGTCTAATATGGTATTCCAGCGGTAAAAGGAAGTACCACGCCCAAACATTACGATAAATCCTTTTTTAGTAAGTAGTCGCTTGCATTCTGCAAAGAATTTGGGTTCGTCAAAAGGGCGTTCCAGCTTTTGGTTTTTGAGGTACAAGTACGGAGGGTCGATGCATATTACATCAATACTCTCATCGGCGAGGGTTGCCATTACCTCTAAGTTATCGGCGTTGTATAATTGTAGGTTATTCATAAGGTTTTTATTCTTTACTTACTATAAAATCAAGGTTTATTGCCCATATACTAATACCCTCAAGGCGTTTAGCAACTTGTTCATCTTCCTTAGAAAAGGCAGTTGCGGGCTGTAAGTTCTTTGCGGTGTAGTAGGCTAATATATCTTTGTTGGTAAAGGCTTCTGCGGGCAGTACTAAGGTATTGCCCGCCACTACATCATCAGTGATGTTAATAGCGTTGGCTTCGGCAAACTCAAAGACGCTTTCAATAGTACCCGTATGCTGTAGAGCGAGGTCGAGGAGGCTTTGATTATGTAGGGCGGTGATTATCATTTTGCTTTTCCGTTCAATTGCTTGTACTTCTTTAATTCGGTGAGAAGTTCCTCTACAGAGGCTTCTAAGTCCTTAATGCGTTGGTTAGCGTGTTTGAGTTCCTCAATAGCATTGGCGTATTTGGTGCCTAAGTCTTCTATCATTTCACGATAGATTTTCACGGCTTTATCTACATTGTCAAGTTCGGAGGTTTGTAGTTCCATTTGTTGCTTGGGTCTGCCGAAAAACCAACCCGCTAAGCCCGATAATACCATACCGATAAACGAACCAAAATGCTCTTTAAATACTTCTGTTATCCATTCCATTGTGATATGTGTTTTTAAGTTATTTTCCCTTTTCCTTCACCTGTAGTAGCACCCGTATAAGCCCCTGCTTGTAGGGTGATTCCTGCTTGCACTGTTACCTCACCACTCTTAACAAAGTCATCAATAAGAGAGGCTAAGCGTTCGGCATACTCTTCCATACTTGCATCGGTTTTGAGTTGCATATCTTGTTGCAGGCGGATAATGCCTTGTTTTAGGGCTTGTTTGTTTAGTGCCATAGTTGGTTTATTTTGTTGTTAATCTCTTCAAACTTCACTACATTATTTGGGGCAAAGTTGCCAGGGCCTGCGGGAGTTTGAATGATAGCGTTTTTAAGTTCTGTTAAAAGGTCGTTTAAAAGGGTTTTAAAATCGACTTGCTCATTTTTGAGTTGCAGTTTTCCGTCTTCTATCTTTAGGGTAAAACCTCCCAAGGTGCATTCTACTTTCTCCAGCTCGGAGGTTCCTACTACTATTGCTGTTTCTTTGTTGATAAAAGCTACACATACCAGCGAACCTACTTTTGGTTGTAGGTAAAAACCTCCTTGCTCAAAATCTACTACTAAATACACATCGTTAATGGGTGAACTGCCGTCTAAGGGACTTACATCAGCAGTTTTAGCCTCCTCATCTACAGAAGTTACCTCGCACACCTTGGCGTATAGTTCCTGCCCCGTATTGGCTAATTGTTGTATCAATTCTTTTATCATAATGCATTCCCTAATTCAATCTTTTGGCGATAGCCGTTGGTGCCAAAACTAATCTCATTCTTTTTTACTAAATAAGTACCACTATTGCCATCGGAGGCGTGTATTTCTACCATATCGCATTTGCTTACTTCGGGTACACCAAAGGTTTCAAACGAGCCCTTAAAACCACTTTGCTTGTAGCGTTCCAAAGCCTGCATTGCGTACTTCTTTAGCTCGGCTTCTGTTAGTCCGTCGATGCGGAGTTTTATTACTTCACCGTCTTTGTCGCCGTACTCGTAGGTGATTTTCTTATGCTTGGCGTTGAAGCTTTGTGCCTCTACGCGTACCCTTATATCGTCTTTATCACGGTAAGTAAAGTCCTCACTGATGATGTTTTTGCCGTGCTTAAAAAGGTGTTTTTCGCGATTGTCTATAGGGTAGGCTAATCCAATGTACAACACCGATTTGCCGTCAATAAACCTAAAGTAACTACTCAGCATTACCTTGTCCTTCAGTTCCTGCAACTCTTGCGATACGTTGGGCTGGGTGATACGCCAGCTACCTACTTGTATATTGTCATCAATGAGTTTGTAGCTAATATTTGTATCCTTGAGCAGATGTTCCACTATCTCTTTGAGGGTAGCGTTCTTAAAGGCTTTGGGCTCGGCTTTTAACGTTTTAAGTAGGAACATATTGTCTTCACACTTTATGGTGATAGGCACTTTGGCATCTACCGAACGGATATAACCTGCAAAGCGTACTTTTAAATCATCATCATAACCGAGCTCTACTGTAATACGATCGCCTCGCTTGATTGGGGGTGTACCTTTTTCACTTACATAGCCTTGCCAGCGAATATTGCGTGGCAGTTTTAGTTCACAAGTGTCGGTAAGGCTGCTTGTATCTTCTACAATGTTGCACTCCGAAAGAGCCGTAAATATCCACTTTTGCTCGCCTTCTATCGTTATTCTACTTACTAATCTTAACATACTCGTCTTGTTGTATCTGTTTTATTTCGTAAGGCTCATCGGATAGCATTTGTATTTGTACGCTTTGGCGATTGCTGTGTGTTTCCTGCTGCAATGAGAAAGAGGTAACCACTGCCGACTTGATACCAAAAGCATAGAGAAAGTCGCTTTCTACTTCCACTGCTTCGGGAGTAGTGAGTAGCTTGCGCAAGGTTTCTACCTGACTTAGTGGGTAGTCCTGCTTTGGCAATAAAAACGTTTCGTCGGATTGCTCCCCTGGTTCGCCTTCATAATCGGTAATAGCGAGGTCGAGGGTAATGCTGTAATCACCATTGCTGATATACTCCTTAATCGTGCCGTCACGCCCTTGCAGGGGAGTAGTAACGATATTGCGCTGTTGGGTTATTGAGATAATCACTTCGGGGAACAATAAGCTGTAACGCTCGCCCTCGTGGTGGGTACTCATACGCAAGGAGGTGAGCCAAGGACGATTTTCTAAGTCGCTTGTTGCGACAAACTCGCCGTCAAACTTCTTAACCTCTAAAGGCTTGCCCGCTTGCATACCAAAGCGAAAAGCCAAGTTTAAGGCTACCGTTTTAGCAATTGTTTCGGGTTGGGGTTGAAAGTTAAAGTGTATCATATTCGTCAATCATTTGAGGAGGCAAAATCTACAGCTGCTGTGCGGAGAATTTCGGTAACAGCTTGCAATAGCTGCTGCTTATCTATACCCTTCTCGCTATTCATATACACGTTAAAATTATCCATCATCTTGCCAATGGTAAGGTTACGCACTTTGTTTTCACTTTTTCCTTTGTCGCCACCCACTCCTGTGCTGTTCATTGTTTTGGTAGCTGCCACACCCCCAACGGTAGGCACAGTAGGTTTGTTTTTGGTAAGGTCAAAGCTGTCTTTGTTTTCTACTACCGTTACTTCTTGAGGTTTATCGTCTTCTTTTTTGGTGTTTGCCTTTTCCTCATCAGAGACTAAGTCCATATTCTTGCGAAACTCCTCTACACTTCCAGAAGCATTTGCCGCCCACTCCCAACCAGTGAGTTCTGCAACCCAGCCTAATATCTTTTGTAGTGGTGCCATTATTACATCTAATAGCACTAAGCCTATACGTTTAAAACCTGCTAAAATACCTTCTGATTTAAAGGCTTCGACGATGCTATCCCAATGTCGTTTAATCATCATAAAGGCACTGATGATAGCTCCTATTGGTCCTAAGAGAAGTAGCATTGTACTCCCAAAACTGTCAAAGTAGGTGATTGCTGTAGCAATGTAGCCGATAAGTAAGGCAACGCCCGTAATGATGAGGAATATAGGGTTCATATTCATTACGGCATTCAGTATGCCCTGTGCTACTGCCATTGCCTTGGTAACGCCTGCCCATACGGCTGTTTTTACGGATAGAATACCCGACCATAAGGCGGCGCGTTTTTCGGCATTGGTTAGAAAGGTAATACCGTTGTAAACTACCATTAGCAACGGGGCAAGTCCCGTCATTTGTTGCACCATATCACTGATAGCTCCCGCATAACCAAATACACCACTTGTAGCATTAAAAATAGAAATCTTAAAGTCTTCCACTTGTGCGGTAAGGCGTGCGTTCTTTTCGGCGGTACTTTCCATTATCACTTCAGCTTGCTCTATTGCCGAGTTCGTTCCCTCTATCTTTTGCGTCATCGCTTCAGCCTCATCGGCGGTATTGATAAGGGCAATGGCAGCAGCCATATTCTCTTTACCAAATACCTTGGTCATTAGAGCGGTGTCGCCTTGTATTTTTCGCAAAGCCTTGAGGCGTTCGTGTAGCGGTATGCTGCTATCGGCTAAGTAATCGGTGCTAATGCCCGCTGCTTTCAGTCCGTCAGCAGCGAGTTTGGAGGTAAAGCGACCTTCCGAAAGGGTTGTCAGTACGTTGCGCAAGGCTACCCCTCCTTCGCTACCTTTCTTACCCGCTTGGTCTAATAGCTGAATATAGGCGTTGGTTTCAGCAAATGAGAGTCCTGTAGTTTTAGCCACCATACCCACCTGCTCCAAGGCTTGTTTGATTTGAGGTAGTTCAGCCGAGCCATTCTGGGCAGCGGCAGACATCACATTCATCATCTCGGTCATCACCTTTGCCGCCTTGATAGGATCTTCCATACTTACCCCAAACTGGTTCAGCGAGGTATTAAGTACATCAGTAGCGGCTATGGTATCGCCCCCCATTTGCTTGGAGAGGATATTCACGTTCTCGCCCATTAGCTTCATTGCCTCGCTACTTTTGGCAATATTGGGGCTAAGTTGTGAAAGCATCATCTTATAGGCTTCCACGTTATCTACTGCCGAAGTACCAAAGGTTTTAGCAGTATCACGTGCTGCCATTTCTATAGCTTTCAGTCCCTCGCCCGTTACCCCTGTAATAGCCGAAAGCTCGGCAAGGTTCTTCTCTAAGGCAACACCAGGAGCATATAGATTGCTCACTGAAGACGCTACCCTATCCGTGAGCTCAAGAAAGGTTTTAAACGTCATCAAGGAGGTACTTGAGTTTTCTCTTACCGTTCGCCCTACATTTTCAATAGCATTGGTAGTGTTTTCTGAAAAAGTATGCAGACTTTGGTTGATTTGGGTAACCTCTGCTTGCAGTACTTCCATATTCCTAAACAAGTTAACAAATATGGCAGATACTTGGCTGTCGCCTGCTACATTAAAATTTATTCCATAATTGAAAGTATTATTCATCTTTTTTTGTATCTTTGCCGTGTAAAACGTCTTGTATTATGAAAGCACTCTTTTGGTTCGTTTATTGCCTATCATTCATTACTTTTTTAGGAAGTTGTTTTACCCAATGGATATTTGGGTTTGGAGGGGCTTGGGCTTGCCTAATGCTCATAGTGTTTACCGCTTGCGGTTTGCTTCACTACGGCTTTCCTGCCCTACAACTACACAAAAAGTAGTTACCCACCCATAAGCACCTTAAATAATTCGGCTTGGTTTTGCATACGCCAGTGCTCTAACCACATTGCTTGGGCATAGAGCTTACACCACTGACTGGCTTGCAGACTTTCGGGGTCTACCCCAAAGTTAGCACGAATCAGTGCCTCAGCTTTCCACTCTTCTTTCTCACTGGGCTCACATTGTAGTGAGCCTATAAGTTTTTTGCGGTTGCCTTGGTGTTTTGTACCCTCACCATTAGGGCTTCTACAGCTTTGAGTTTGAGCAAATCACGCTTTTCAATGGCTTCGTCGGCTTTTACTACATAATTGATATAGGCAGCCTGCGCAGCTTTTACTTCATCTGTTTTGGAAATTTTGGTAATAGCTTCTAAGTGCTTAAAAGTAGGCTCTTTGAAAATTACTTGGTGTGTTTTACCTTCTGCCGATACTTCTACCAGTACCAGCTCGCCGTGTTCCTCTTTAAGGGTTTGTATTTCGGCTGCCGATAGCCCACAAATGGTAGCAGGTTCGGCGACTTTGTTGTCTTCTACAAACATAAACGTTTCTTTTTCCATAATAATTAAATGCTTTTATCCACTACGTGACTTACAATGAGTGGTAATTCTACTTCTTTGTGCATATCGCCCTCTTTCCATTCAAAAGGTGTTTTTTGAAACTCACAATTCTTTAGTATATGAGTTACCAAGGGCTGATTATCGGGCTGATAGTTCACCGTGATAGGGAAAGGCGCAATACGGTGTAGCTGTCCGTTTGGGGCTTTAGCTTTCAGTGCCATTGCAGTTGAGGCAAGCACAGTGATAGAAGCAGTAGTCTTCACTCTGCCATACCCACGACTTACTGGGTGGCGACCTGCACCATATACGTTCTCTTTTTCTTGCTCCTCTTCATACTTTATAGCAACAATACCTGTAACAGGTACGCCCCCGATAGTGCAGATGATATCTGCCCATCCGTATTCTCTTCCGTTGATAAGGGGTTCTAATTCTAACATTTTTAAAGTGCTTTTAAACAGTTATTAAATTACTATACACTAAGGGTAAAGCCGATAGCTACTTCTATCTCGCGCATAGTGCCTACGGGTACTATTTTGAGTACTACTTCTAACTTGGAGGTTTGCAATATACGCTGGCGTGGGTTGATATAGACTTTGTACCCGCTGAGCTCACCATTGCGCTTCATTGCATCTAAAGGCTCCTCACAAAGGGCACTAATAGCCGATATGGTTGCTGTTTGTAGGTTGCCCGTGTCGGGGTCAATATAAGCAGGACCTGAAATCTTAGGTACCAGTACACGGTTGAGTTCACGGATAGCCTTGTCGATGGTGCGGTTATTCTCTATATAGGCAAAGTCGCTGTTGGCAGCGGTTGCAGTGAAACTATCATTGAAGTAGGTGCCTGCGTTACCTGCATACTGGGTAAGGAAAATATACCCTTTGCCGTGCAAGGCTTCTACTTGTGCAGGGGTTAGGCTGCCAAGCTTGGTGCCGTCGGCTAAAGCGGGGACATCTAACTCAAGGGCTCGCAGCACATCGCCTGTAAGACCTTTATTGTAAGCAACACTTACTAAGTTCTGTTTCTCTACCCAGCCAATGCTTTCGTGTACGCTGGCTTTGGAAATAGCTCCAAGGGCAGCCCCTATACAACCCACTGCTGGGGTAGTTTGTGCGATATAAGCCCCGCGTCCAGCTCCGTCTTGACCTATCACTACACTCACAAGCTCGGCACTTTTGGTGTGCAAATCGGGGAGGTTAGCAATATCTTCGGCTTTGAGTTTAAAGCTATACAATAGGCTTGCAGGGGTGATACGTTTGGCTAACTCCTTACCAATAGTGTTTAGCTTGCTAAGGGCGTTGTCTAAGCCCGAAAGCTCGGTTTTGAAATCGCAAACGGCAATTTGTCGGAGTTTGCCTTGGGCGAATGCTTGCAGGGTTTTTACTTCGGTGTAATTGCCGTCGGCACTTGCTACTGATTGCACGTATAGCTTTGCCCCTTCATTGATACGAAAGAACTCGGTTATATGATAGTGCAATACAGGGGCTGTATCGGGGAAAATTCCCTTGCCGTTTAGCTCCTCTACCGAAAGTAATAAAGTAGGGGCAACGGCTGTTTCGCCATAGACGATGAGCCCAGAGATATGGTCTTCACCTGCGAGTTCACGCCCTAAGCCACCATTTTTTCTTATGAATTTTACTCCGTTCATTGTTTAGCGTTTGTTAAAGTTTTTAGGTTTGAGTTCAAAGCTGGGCTTTGTTTCTTCTGAAGGCTCTGAGCTTTCTGAAGGCTCTGGGGTTTCTGAACTATCAGAGTTTTCTGAATTATCAGAGTTTTCTGAGGGCTCTGGGTTTTCTGAAGGCTCTGAGGGTTCAATGGTTTCTACTGTTTGAGGCTTCTGTGTTTCAGTAACTACCTCATTTTTTACTTCCTTTTTTTCTGTTGCATCTTCTGTACGTACTACTTTTTTTACCTCTTTATTTTTGAGGGTTAGGGCGTAGTTTTGTGCGCTATTTTCGGTGTAGAAGTATTTGCCGTCAGCGGTTTTGTAGGCTACATCTAAATTGGGGTTATCATTGAATATGGTATCCATAGGGTTTCTGTTATTAGTAAGGGGGGAAGGTTGCAGAAAAAGCGTGTTAATTGAGTTACTTTGGGGCTTTTCTGAGGCTTCCCCTCCTTTTTGGGTTAAACATTATATCAGTGCAGCGATGTACTTTTTCTCCAAAGGCAAAGCAATGAAGTAGTGGCGATATGCCAATAGGTTTGCTTGGTTTTGGGTATCTTGCTTATCTTCGGAATAGTACTGCTTAGTGAGCCCTGTTTTTTTACGTACAGCATCTACCACAAAGGCTACTGAAGCGGGTTTATCGGTACTTGTAGGCACTTGGTCGAAAGCGATTTTTTGTCCTGTGGCATTGTAGTGAGGGTGCTGTTCGTAGGTTTTGATTTCAAAGCCTGCAATCACTGGGGCTGTTTGTCCGTTGCGATAGTTGATAAGCTGGTCGCCGAAACGTTCACGGTCTTTGAGGAGGGCGTTGTAGTGGTCGTAACACAATACAAGGCGGCGACCTTTGAGAGGCCATCCTGCTTTGTCGCATTTTGCTTTGAGGGCTACAATGTCGTTGTAGGTACATTCAGTACCTGCAATGGTGAGGACTGGAGTAGCAGCGGTGTTTTGGTCGGGGGCAATAGCGTGTAATGCTTTTTTATACTTGGTAACGCTAATTTCATTGGTGTGGCTACGAGTAACCGCATCAATTTTGTTGTAACTTGCCCCGATAGTTTGGTCGTCAGTAACCTTAGTAGGTTTTGTTTGATACTTGTCCAATTTTACCACTACTTCATTGTCGGTGTAGTCTTGGATAGCGAGGGGGTATGTACTGTTATTAATAAGTACATCGGGTTTGAACTCAGTAGTAGGGATGTGAATTACGTTGTGTTCGCCCATTTGGGTTACATCGCCATCGAGTTCTTGCACGCCGTCTAAGAAGTCAGCATCGGCTCCTTGTGAAAGGGTTTGTCGTACACGTGCCTCCCATATTTCTGGAAAATTCATTGCCATAGTTATTTTTGTTTTTAAAAGGTTTTTAAATATTATTTAAACACTTACTGTGTTACGGGGTCAAATAGAAGCAACTAATTTTTGGTAGGCTTCAGGGTTGCCGTTTTTGAAAGCCAGCTTCTCATCTAAGGAGAGTTTTTGAAAATCATCCATAGTAGCTACACCAGTAGTTCCTGCAGGTGTGGTTACTCCCGTGCTAAAGTTCTTTTTAGAAGGCAAAGCATCCAAAGTAGCTTTTGCTAACTCAAAGTCTTTAGCTGCCAAATCGGCAAAGGTTTGTCGTTTGTCGGCAGTGATTTTACCGCTTTTCACTGCCTCATCAAGCATTTGAGTAGTAAGGGCAGCTTTTTGTGCTTTCTCTTTGGCTACAAAAGCACTAAGCTGTTCTTCTGAAAGGGTAAGTTTTTCTTTCAGTTCGTCTCGTGTTTTAGAAAGTGCCAAAATAGCAGATTCTATTTCGTCTGCTGATAACTCCTTAGTGCTGGCACTCATACCCAAGGCTACTAAGGCTAATTGTGTAAGTTGTATCTTCATATTGTTATCTGTGTTAATTGTTTTATCTGTCAATGATAGGCATAGCTCATTTATTTCTTTTTCGGTAAGTTCTTTGCCGTCCATTTGCAATCGTAAAGCGTTGGCGTTGCTGGGTACAGCTACAATAGACACCTCGAAGAGAGAGCAGTTTTTAAGCACCATTTCGCCATTTTCATTGGCTAAATCTTTCTTAGAAAACATTATTCCCATACTTGCCCCTTTGATGACACCCCGCTCCACCTTGCCCGCTATAAGCTTCGCATTCTCATCCTCCATATCAAACAAAGGCTCGGCTATTAGTTTACCTCCTTCAAGGGTAATATCCTTCCAACTTCCTATTACACTCTGATTGCTCTGAATGTGCCCATCAAGCATTATAGGGTTGAGTTTGAAACGTGTTAGGTCAATTCCTGCAGTTAGGATTCTAAAGCCGTAAGAATTGACCACTGCTTCATCATTCAATATAAATTTAGGCATAGGCTTTCATTTTTTGTTAATCATTTTCGGGGCAAAATTCGTGAGCTTCTGTCGAGTGTGCAAATAGTTGTTTAAGGGTTGGACAAAACTGTTTAAGGGTTTGACAAAACTGTTCAAGAACTGAACAACTTGTTTTATAAATGCCATAATTGTAGGAATTTTGCCACAAAAAATGGCAAGAAATAAAGAACAAACACGTATTAAGGCAGAACAATATTATATTGAAAATATTGAGGTTACCCAAGCAGAAGTGGCGGAACTATACGGGGTTCGCCCTGCTACTATTGGTGAGTGGGTAAAGAAGTACGATTGGGAGGACAAGCGTTTGAACTTTCACGCTTCGCCTACGATTATCAAACAGAAGCTACAAGCTGAGACTATTAGGGTAATGAATGGACAAGAGCCTACTTTCTCGGCTTCTGATGTGGGTAAGTTAATGGCTGCCTTAGATAGGTGCGAAACGCAGGCAGACCCTACTACTGTATATAAAGTGCTGAAGGAACTGGATATGTTTATATCACAACAAGACGCTGAGTTCGCGACTCAATGTACTAAGTATCATAAACAATTCTTACAACTAAAAGTAAAAAATGAGCAAGAATGATAAGATATACGCTAAACTCTTAGCTGATTACGACAAGCATTGCCTGCTGATTGCTAAGGCTACTTCGGTAAATATACACGAAACAGCTAAAGAGAAAGCGGCTCGTATTAAGAACTTGGAGGGCGATTATGTGCGCTGGTTTGAATACTATTTCCCTAACTACGCCAAACAGAAGTGTGCGTGGTTTCACGCCCAGTTGGCTAAGCTGATAGTAGGCAATAAACGCTTGCGCTTGCTTGCCGAGATGTACCGCTCGGCGGGGAAGTCGGTGCATATAGATATGGGGATACCGCTGTACTTGTACTTTGCTAAGGGTGATTTGCGATTTATGCTTTTGGTAGGTGAGACTGACCCTAAGGCTAAAAAACTCCTTTCGGGTATACAGGCACAGCTGGAGCATAACAATCGCTTGCAGAATGATTACGGCAAGCGGTCATCGGCGGGGGACTGGTCGGACGGTTCGTTTGTTACTAATGATGGGGTTCGGTTTATGTCGCTTGGTTTTGGGCAAAACCCGCGAGGGGCACGAGAGCAATCAGAACGCCCTGATTATATCGTAGTAGATGATGTGGATAGCAAGAAGTCTATCCACAACGACCGCATTATGCGTGAAAGTGTAGATTATATTACTGAAGATGTATGGGGGTGTTTTGACAGTGAGGACAACGCTACTGAACGCTTTGTATTTGCAAATAATAACTTCCACAAAAACTCAATCACGAACCGCCTTAAAACGTACTTCAATGAGGTGATTAACACGCCACAAGAAGAGCAGAACTACGAAAGTAATATCGCTCAAGGTCGCACCTTGTTTAAAATACTTACAGTGTGTGCGGTGAAAAACTTGCAGGACTTTACTCCTGAATGGTCTGAGAAGACTTCAGCGGAGTACTGGCGTAATAAGTTTAAGAGTATGCCCTACCGCTCGTTTATGCGGGAGTATATGCACACGCATATTGAGGATGGGGCTATCTTTAAGTACGAGGATATTCAGTATAAAAAGGCATTGCCGCTGAGCAAGTATGATAATTTGTGCTTCTATGGGGACTTGTCGTATAAGGAAAATGCAGACTACAAAGCCTTGATTTTGGTGGGTAATATAGGCAAGGAGTTTTATATATTGCTGTGCTATATGCAGCAAAAAAGCCGTGCGCATTGTGCCAAATGGCTGTATGACCAGTATGAGAAGTATCGCTTAGACCGCTACAATATCCGTTATATGATTGAGGGTTTGTTTGCAATGGACGAGTTTGTAAGCGACTTTGACCAAGAGGGCGACAAACGGGGGTATTATATCCCTATCGTAGCCGACAAACGCAGCAAAGCTGATAAGTTCGACCGTATAGAAAGCCTTGCGGGCTATTTTGAACGCAAAAATGTATGGTTCAATAGTGAACAGAAAAATGCGGATATGCAGGTGCTTATAGACCAGTTCTTAGCCTTTGAAAAGGGTTCGGGTGCCCACGATGATGGACCCGATGCTGTGCACGGAGCTTTTAAATGGCTCGTAGGTCGCAATAGGCAAAGTAGCAACCAATACGCTTTTGGGGCAAGAGTGAATAACCATTATTGATATGTTTTTAGTAAAAGAAGATTTAAAGAATAACATCTACTCCTACCAAGTGGAGCAGATAACCGAAGGAGACGAGAGTATAGTACTGCAGGCGTTAGATACTGCTGAGCAGGAGGTAAAATCGTACTTCTACACCAATGACAAAAAAGAGTATTTAGACGGTCGCCCTCGATACGATGTGGAGGCTATCTTTGCCAAACGTGGAGAGGAAAGAAACGCCCTTGTGGTGAGTCTTTGCCTATCGGTAGCGAAGTGGTATATTGTAGATCTATGCAATGCTGATATTATCTATGATCACGCCAAAGAACGTTATGATAGGGCGATAGAGTACCTTAAAAGGCTTGCTAAGGGTGAGGTGAATATCAGTTCACTGCCTATTGTGCCTCGTACAGAGGAAACAGAAAAGCAAATAACCCCTTTTGTATATGGTTCTCGTAAAAAGTACAATCACGAATAAATGGGGACACCTGTAGGCAATTATTATGAAAGATATAACCGTAACAACTGAATATGATTTGGAGGTCGTAGGGGGCGACTTTGTCGCTAATGAAAGTACTGCCCAACACGTGGAGTTCCTTTTGCTCTCCAAGCAAGGAGAGTGGAAGGAGTCGCCTATTACGGGCTGTAATATTCAGCAAGCACAGAATGGCAGTATTACCCGCGCCCTCGATAGGCATATACGCATCCAATTAGAAGCTGACGGCTTTAGTGCCGAAGTACTACAAATCACCGAAAAAGGTATTAACGTTAAAGGAAAATACAAACAATGAAACCCTATAAGAACTATAAGAAACCTAAAAAAGCAGGCAATAACACTCTGCAACCTACCCGCAATATCGTTCCCAAGGCAATGGCGCGTACCCATGCCGATGTACTTACGTGGAAAAATGCAATGGCAATGGCGGAGAACGTAGAGAACCCAAAAATGTTCCCCTACTATAATCTCGTGCGTGATATGATGCTTGACGCGCATACTACCTCACAAATAAAGAACCGAAAGCTAAAGACTATTTCGGCTAACTTCAGCATACAGAAGGCTAATGGTGAGACACACGAAGAACTGACCAAAGCATTACAAAAGTCGGTTTGGTTTAATGATATTATAAGTCACATCTTAGATAGTGAGTACTTTGGCTATACCCTTATAGAGCTCAATCGGCAGGTAGCACCTGCGGGCAGTAATGAAGTGCCTTTTTCGGATGTAGAAGTTTCCTTAGTACCTCGCCAAAATGTAATACCTCAAAAGGGTATTATCCTAAAAGATTACACTGATGATAAGGGGTTAGACTATATAAACGCCTCTGAGTATGGTACGTGGTTGTTAGATTTTGGTAAGGCGGGTGATTTGGGGCTTATCAATCAGGCAATACCACATATACTTTTCAGTCGTTTTGCGCAAAGTTGCTGGTCGGAGTTGTGCGAGATATATGGCATACCTCCCCGAGTAATGAAGACAAACACCCGTGACCGCCAAGCCCTTGCACGTGCCGAGAAGATGATGACCGATATGGGGGCTGCCGCTTGGTTTATCATTGACGAAACCGAGCAATTCGAGTGGGCAACCAATGGGGTACCTGCTACAGGTGAAGTGTATAACGGACTCATAAAACTGTGCCGTGATAATATTTCGCTACTCATTTCGGGGGCTATCATCGGGCAAGATACTAAGTATGGTAGCAAGGGTAAAGAAGTAAGCTCGCAAGATATGTTGCAAGCCCTTGTTGATGCCGACCAAACAATGGTAGAGCAGTATATGAAAGATAAAGTACTACCCGCCCTGTACGCCATTGGAGTACTCCCCGAAGAGGGCTTATCGCTCGTGTATGACCAAGCAGAGGACTTGGGCGAACTGTGGACACGCACTAAGGAAATACTGCCTTATAAAGAAGTATCAGATGAGTGGCTCAAAGAAAAGTTTGGTATTGAGATAGTAGGTAATAAAACACCTACCACACCTCAAAAACTCACCTTAGATTTTTTCGACTAAGCCCCGAAATTATGCCCGCGGTGGCTCACCGCTATTTCGGGGCTATGCACCAAAGTCTAAGCCTGCAATATGCGCCCTGCGATTGTGAGACTTGCCAAAAAGCGCAATTATCCCAACAATCCGACCCACCTCGTCCAAAAGCTATTGATAATTTGCCTACGGTGGCTCACCGCGCGTTTGATTATTTGCATAAGAAAGGCAGTTATAAACCCGAAGATTTAACGAAATACAAAGCTTACCGCGACCTTATTACCGCTACCGCTGAAGTGTTTAACACCGCTATCCCTCACGAAGTGCCCGATGAGATGAGAACCTATTTAGAGCGAGATGTATTTATCTTTTCGGGGCTAAAAACCCATACACAGCTCACTGAGGCACGGAGCAAACTAAAAGACGAGCAGGGTAATGTACGCCCTTATTATCAGTTTGAACAGGAGATACTAAAACTAAATAACACCTACAACCGTAACTACTTAGAAGCCGAGTACCAGTTCGCCGTACAGAGCGCACAAAGTGCTGCTAATTGGGCAAATCTGCAGGAGGATACAAGCAGGTATTGGCTTGAATATCGCACCGCAGGCGATGAGCGCGTAAGGCAAAGTCACGCGGCTTTAGCAGGAATATGTTTGCCCAAAGATGATGCCTTTTGGACAGAATACTACCCGCCTAATGGTTGGCGTTGTCGCTGTACCGCTGTGGAAGTATTGGCACGTGAAAACACCAAAAGCAACCCCGAAACTGCCAAAAAGGCAGGAGAGGAAGCCACTACCCAGATAGGCAAGAGTGGAAAGAATAAATTGGAGATGTTTCGCTTTAACCCAGGGCAGGAAAAGAAGGTATTTCCACCCACTAATACTTATACTCAAGTAGTAGGAGCTGGGCAGGTACAAAGAGAGTTAGAAGCAATGAATAATAGAACTTCAGTTAATTTGCAAGAGCTCATAAGAAGAGACTTCCCCACAAGAGAGGAGGTAAAAAATGTATTGCTAAAATATGCTGAATTATTCCCTAAAGACTTTAGGAGAGGGCTTGAAGAGGTGAGTTTTACAAGTACTACCAACTTTTTAATGCAACACTCAATGTATTTTAATAACAATACTAATGAATGGAGTAGTCAATCTACTATAAAAATAAGTACTCATACCTTTGCAAGCATTGGTTTTAACCCTGCGTTAGAGTTACGAAAAGCATTAGGAGCAATAAAGAAGGGAGAGTCTTTAACATTCAAACAAGAGTACGCTTTAGAGTCGTTATGGCACGAAATATTACACGCTAAAACACAAACCCGCCCAATGCAACTTAATAGGAGACAAACAGAAAGTATGGAGACTATCAATGAGTTTATAGCGCGACATACTTATAACGAATTTATTGAAAGACTTGGCGGGAGAGCATCACACCAACAAAGAATTTTAGAGGAAGGATATGGATATAGTGGTTGGATTAAGAATTTCAGAGAGCGATTAAAAAACAACAGTATAGAAGAACGTGAAGCTGTTGAATTTTTTAAACCTCACTTAATGAGTGATTATTCTAATATAGGGGAGAAGATAACCGAGTTTTTTGCTATACAGCGGTAGCAATAGCATCATACCCTAAACCATATTCTTTATAGGCTTTAGGAAGCTGTTGCCAATACTGCTCGGCTTTATCCATATCTCCTCTTTCCTCAAAGAGGCAAGCTAAATCATAAAAAGCAAATTCTTTTGTGATATGTTTTTTGTAATTATCAGGGGTTAATTCCTCATTTAGTTCAATGCCAAATTTAAGTGTAAATGATAAGGCATCAAACCTAAGAGCGTTTAACTCCGATTGTGTGGGGTTGTGGTCAAAAATCGTTTCCATTCTATAAATGTATTTTAGGCAACAAAAGTACAAAATAAAAACAAAACAACAAGCAAATAAACATAAACTTTTTTTTAATGGAGTTTAAAGACTTTTTAAATCATATATTAACGGATACCAAAGTGAAGCTCACAGAAGCGTTTGACCGTAACTTTGAGCGCAAAGCCTTCTTTGACCAGAAGTGGGCTAATACCCTTATACCCAATCGGCGTGGCTCGCTAATGATGCGTACGGGTACGCTAAGGCGGTCTATCCGTAGCAACATTGAAGGTACTACTGTACGCTGGACAAGCTCAGTGCCTTATGCCGATATTCAAAACAATGGCGGTGAGGTGGAAATAACAGCCAAAATGAAGCGTTATTTTTGGGCAATGTATTACAAGGCTATTGGAGCAGTTAAAGGGCGCAAAGGGGCTGCACAAAGGGCTTTTTCGGTAGAAGCAGAGCACTGGAAAGCCCTTGCCTTAAAAAAAGTAGGTGACAAGCTAAAAATACCTAAGCGACAATTTATCGGCGACCATACTGAAGTAAAAAGAATGGTAAATGATATTGTAAATTTTAATATGAAAGAACTACTAAATAGCATACACCAGTGAAAACATTATTAGAGAAAATACAGCAGAAAGTAAGCGAGATTGCAGAACTTAAACACATAGATGAGAACTGGGGACAGTTAGACTATTACAGTCCTAATATGCCTGTGCAATACCCTTGTGCGCTGATTGATGTGCAACAAGTGCAATTCACTAACTTAGGCAAAGATATTACTAAAAAACCTCTACAACGACAGATAGGAACTGTACAGATAAAAATTACGGTGGCTAATATGAGGCTTACCAATAGTAGTATGCAAGCCCCAAGGAGACAAAAAGAAGAGGTGTGGGCAATATGGGGTATTATTGAGAAAATACACCAGCAACTGCACGGAGTATCATTACTGCCTAATGTTTCGCCACTTATTAGGACTTCGCAGAACAGAACCCTTCGCGATGATGGGCTCCAAGAGTATGAAGTGTATTACAGTTGTGAAGTACAAAATATATAATTAGCAAATTGTAGATTAGGCGTAGGCTTGTAGCTCGGTATCTACATCTATACTTAGAATTTTGTAGAGTGTGCCTCGTGATATAAAGAACTTGGGGTATATAAACTCACGCCATATTACCGAAATAGGCATATAGCGATAGTCGTGGCGGTTGAACTCGTCCATTACGGCTTTGTAGCGGAGGAGTTGGTTACGCTGGTAACCCTGCTTTTTATTGGGTGTTTTTAGAGGCATTGCTTTTAAGGAATTGATTTTATAGTGCAAAGGTATGAAATAATTACGAAATACAAAAGACGAGAGGCGAATTAATCATCTCTCGTCTTTCGTTCTGTTAGTCGGTAGGCTTTTTTTAGCTTGCGTTTAAAGTCGTCTAAAGGAGTTTCATTTTTTTGCTCTTGGTAGCGAAATTCGGCGTGTTCGCGTTGGCGTTCATCGTCTATGTATTGTAGGCGTTCTTTATCGTATTCGCGAAAGAACTTAAGCACTTTATCAATACCCAAGCGCTCGTAAAATTCGCCGTATTCACCCGATAGTACGCGTTTGAATATAAATGATATTTCGGTGAGTTTTAAGTAACCGTAATCGTTCATTATTTGGCTACTGCAGAGGCTTATTTGGTCTTCGCTCATTGGGCGACTTACGGCTAACATTTCATTTATATATACGAGCCATAACATTATATAACTTTCACAAGCTGTTGCACCATAGTCCCTTCGTATGCTACTAATAGAGGGGGTGGGCAGGTTGATAGCTTCGGCTATGGTTTTGAGTTTGTAGCTGTGCTTCATACAGTTATTGGGTGAATATACCCTCAAGAATCTTTCGTTTGAAATCAGTGCTGTAAGTTTGTTTTGCACTACTGTTACCTCGTTTTGCATTTTGTAGAATTTTGTTGAGTTGTGAATTGATGTATTTTAAATCGGTGTTTCGTTGGTGAAACTCATCCATCTTCTGCCAATTGCCCAATAGGTATTGCCACGTGGAAAGGGCTTCAGTGTCGTTTGCTGATACTTGTTGCAGGTAGCTAATGATTTGCTTGAGGGCTTTGCCGTCGGCTCCAGTGAACTTGGGAGGAAAGCCGTATAGACGATTGTAGAAGCCAAACCACTCGTCTAAGAATTGGGTGTAAAGGCTTGCAGTTTGATGCTCGTCTTTAGTGTAGGACACACTGCCGTTCCATTGCTCTTGGTAGCGTTCTATATCTTCCTCTTGTGGGGGTAGGATAGCTCCAAGTTGTTGGTATTGCTGACTGTTGAGCCCTCCGCTTTTGATTTCTATTTTGCAAAGCTCACCTTTTTTGTAGGTGAGCTTTAGCAGTGTGTGGGTACGGTGTAGGGTTACGGTGTAGGTCATTGGTTTGCTGTTTTATAGAGGTCTATTAGTTTAAGTAAAAGGGTTTCACGAGCTTCTTCGTAGCTTTCTTTGTAGGCAAACTCCCAAAATTCTCCGTTGTCTAATTCGGGGTAAAAGATGTAGGCTGAAGTACCTTTGCTGGTGGCTTCGAGGTTGCCATAGTAGCCTTTTGCTCTGAACCAAGCAAGGACTTCTGTCCAAGAGGGAAGGGATATACAACCTTTCTGTTTGTTGTAATTGATACGCTTTATATCTCTTAATTCGATACTATTATAAACTTCGTTGTGTATCCTATCACCTATTTCTATGCATTGGTAACCTTTGCCGCTGATAGCAAGAGCTATATAGCAATAGCAAGGGGTGTCAAACCCTATTTCTTTGAGTTCTTTGGCAATGTCGGGGGACACAAGCCAAGTGGGGTAATTTTCGGTGTTATTCATTTTCTTCGTGATTGAATGTTATACTTCCATTATTCTTTTTTCTTTGTTCCTTTCCCGTTCTTTGAATATTTCGATGAGTGCTTCTATACAGAAGAGGCGAGCATTTTCGTAATCGAATGACATTCCTTTTCCTTTTTCAACGTTAAAGCGGTCATAAATTCGATAAGAATACCAATCCATTGCCCCCATATTTGGGCGTATGTAGGAAAATAACCCTCGCACTCTAAACCATTCAAAGACTTGTTCATAAGTTGGAATATCCGTAAAAGGGCTTTCAGGTGAATTGCTACCTAACAAAAAATCTTTTATTGAAAATTCTGTTTTTCCCTCTAAACTGCTATATACCATTGCTGTAATACCAACACCTTCTGAGTATGAGAATAAACAAGGTTCATTAAACCCTATTTCTTTGAGTTCTTTGGCGATGTTAATAGGCACAAGCCAAGTAGGGTATTTTTGTGTGTTCATTTTCTTTGTGTTTTAGTAATTAAAAACTTTCCTTTTCAACATTTATTGTAATGTTATCTTCATCAAAGTACTTAATGATGTATATCGTCTTTCCTTCACGGAGGATAACAGAAGAGGGTAGTTTGCCAATTTGGTTGCGGAAGTAATGAAAGGTGTTGTATATGCCTTGTTTAAAATACCTCACATTTCTTTTAGCCTTATTGAGTTCCTCTTCTAACTCTTCAACTTTTTCTTCTGCTTTTATGGTCATATTGCACAAACGCAATAGCTCTTTTTTTGCTGCTTGAGGGTTTCCATTAATCCTATCGCAGATTGAGGAGTAACTTATATCATAATCGTCTATTTCCATTGTATTTTGTGATTAAATTGTTATACATTCCACTCTTCTTTTGTTAATTGCTTGCCACAGTCTTTGCAAAATAAGGCGGTTACTTCTACAGTGCAGTAGTGGGCAAGGGTGCGGAGCTCTTTATGTTTGTGGGGGCAGGTGTTTAATGACGAATGACAAATGACAAATGACGTGTCGGACGTGGCAGAACTGACACCTGACAGCTGACACCTGACCCCTTTTTTACTTTCTTTCATAGCGTTGTGTGAGCATTTTTTCAAAGATAGCGTTTACTTTGCTTACTTCGGTGGGGGTGAGGCGTTGGAGACTCTTTTTGAAGGGGTTTTTGCTACTACAAAACCATTTGCCAAGGCGTTTGATGTCGGCATACTTGGGGTTGGCTTCGTCGCGCCAGCCGAGTTCGTGGCATAGGGCTAACAGCTTGGCGTGTTGCTTGTTTTGGGCATCGAAATAGGCGTGCATCTCGAAATGGTAACCAAGGTGCTGGGCTATGGCGAAAAACTCATCTTCTGTTAGGTTCTTAGTGCTGGGAAGTTCTCTGCCAATAAAGCTACATACGAAGTGTAGGCGGGCTTCTCTGTCCTTAAAGCGTTTGCTTAGTAGAGTTTGGAGGATACAAATTTGGTGGGGTTTTATTGTGGTTTCTTTTTTCATTTTAAATGGCGTTTAAACGTTGTTTAAAAATAGCTCCTCGCCTTAGTGGGTCTCATAAAAGCGTCCTCTTATTACTAACGGCATGCTAAGGGCGGAGGAGCATCTTTTAACCGCCGAGACGGCTAAAAGTGTAGGTTATGCGGTGGCTTGTTGCTCTTCGTACTTTTGGTGTACAGGGAAGAGGTGTTTAATGTCAGTACCAGGGGGAAAGTCCACCGATGAGAGCGATAGGGGTATGTTGCACTTTTTGCCTTGCTCGTCGAGGGTATTGGCTTCTATGTAAAAGGCGGAACGCTGTGGGCGATAGGCTTCGGCGATGATGGTTACGGCATCGGTAAAGGCGGGGCTATTGAACTCTTTGGCTACTCGGGTGAGTTCGAGTACGCGGGAGGCTTTGAGGTTGCCTTTGGCGTCTTTCTTGAGCAGGCGGTTGATAACGGTTACGAGTTTGGCGCTGTCGTCGTCTTTAGCCAGTGATGCTATAAAGTCGCGGACTTTTTCGATGCCTGCATTTACGGTGTCGTCCCAGTTGTCGATGACACGGAAGCCGTAGGTGATGGTGTTGCCGTGGGTATCGGTGAAGGTGTGGCTTTGCTGGTCGCCTTTGACCTCGTAGACTTCGTTTTTGGTATCTAAGAGAATTTTAAGAGCTTCAAAGGTGTGGAGCTTTACTTCTGCCATTTGCTCGGAATAGGTTTGTAGCTTGCCGATGATTTGTGGTATGGCTTCATTGACGAGGGCTTTGTATGCCTCGCGGTTTTCGTTTTGTGCTTGTTCACGGCGTTGTAGTTCGGCTTTGAGCTCTTCGGCGGTGAGTTTACTTAAATCTACTGTCATAATTGATAATTGTTATTTGTTAATTCGTTTTCCGTATTTTTTGAGGTCTGCCCACCATCGCACGCTATCGCCGCTAATGCCTTGAGGTAGATAGCGAATGGGGCGTTTTTGTTTTTTGGCGGTTTTGAGGAGCTCCTGGGCGTGCTCTCTCATTTTACGATTGATGTAGTCGTAATCGCTTATTTCGTTGAGTTCTATTCTCATCTTGTGTTCGGTTTATCTTCGGTTAGTGTTCGGTGCGAGCCGCAGGGGCGGTTATTTTTTTGAGGAGTACACTGGGGTAGTAGTTTAAGATGTTGGCGGCATAGAAGCTAATGAGGTCAAGCATTTCTTCTGGGGCGTAGATGCTGATGTCTTGCCCGTAGTGTCGGTGTATGGCTTGCTCAACTATTTCGTACCATTGATCGTCGTACCAGTTCATTAAGTTGTCGTGGGTGATGAGGGTTTTGAGGTGTAGCCCCCGAACCCCCGAAGGGGGACAAGCTAAAAGGTGGATACACCAATCTATATAGAACTCATATCGGATGTTTTCATACTGCAAATAGGTGAGCCCTAATTGGTGGGCGAGGGCGTGGCGATAGGTGATTTGTTGGGGTATTGTATTCATAGGTGTTAGCTGTTAGGGGTGATATTAGTGTCGTAATAGAGTTGTGCTTTCTCTTCGTTGATAACGAGGGTGCCGCCAGGGCAACGCCCCGATACGTGGCAGGCGAGTCCTTCGACTCGGATAACGATTTCAGCAAGTTTCTTACAGAGGCGACCTACAGCGAGGTCGGGTTCGCCTTTCTCTTCGTGTGAGATGAGTATAAATAGGGTGCTTCGGTATTTGCGCATCCACTCGCGTAGTTTGGGTGATGTAAGGTCGTCATTATATACCGTGGTGTTATCAATGATGACTACTTTGGGGCTTCGCTGTTTGCCGAGTGCTTTTTCTATCTCGGTAATTTCGGTATAGGGTACTATTTTGAGGCGACGATTGGAGGGGTTGAGCTGGGCTCGGCGGTAGGCGTCTTGGAATGTTTGGCTGGTGCCTTGCTCGGCACTGATGTACATAGTGGTTTCGTAGGAGCTAAGGTGCTCGGCAAGTTTGAGTGAGAACCACGTTTTGCCTTGTTTTTCTTTGCCGTATATGAGCCAAAATCCTGCTACTTCGGGGTTGCCCAGTGCTCGTGCCCATTCGCCCTCAAAAGGGAAAGTTTTATAGGTTTTTTCGAGTAGTTGTTTGCCGTATATTGCTTTTATTCGTGCCATTGTTTTAGCTTAGTTTTATAAGGTTTTCTAAATAACGTAGTCGTTTCATATCGGAGGCGGTAGCGTCTTTCTTACCGCTTGGGTTGAGGCATTTTCGAACCAACTTATCTACATCGCTTTGTTGTTTGGCGTTTACGATGGCTACATCGCCCAGTAGTTGTATATAGAAGGCTTTGCGGTCGTCGGTGCCTTGGGGTACAATGGTTGTTATATCGAAAAAGCGGTCGAATATTTCGGCGTATCCTACTTTCTTGTGTGCAATACCGCTTTCTATCTTGGCGCGTAGCCCGTCGGCTCCCATCATATACCAAGCGCATTCGCCTTGGGTAGCGTTCCATAGTTCTTTGAGTTCAAGGAAGGCGTTGTAATCAAGGTCGCCAGCTTCGTCTAATACTACAAGAGGTTGCTCTAAATAGAGGAGGCACATTTTAATAGCAGCTTTTACATCTACATAACGCCCTGTATCGTCCACGCCTATGGTTTTGGCAAGCAAGCGAATGAATTGCTGTTTGGTTTTGGCTTGTGAGCAGTCTATATAAAAGGCGTTTTTCTGCTGTTTTACGATGTGGCGTGCGCAGAAGGTTTTGCCTATACCGCAGTCGTCTACCAGTATCATTGATTTGCTGTAAGTTTTGCAGTATAGCAAGTTGTCTTCAATTTCGGTGTAAACTTGTGTGCGGGCTACTTTCCAGCCATTGTCGTTCACTTGTACGCCGAGTTGGTGGGCAATTACCAGCCATTGAGTGTCGGATAATACTTTATCTATTTTGCCGTTTTTGATTTGTGAATAAATGGCGGCACTTAGTTTAAGGCGTTTAGCGTAGGCAGTGTCGGAGCCTCCGTAGTTTTCGCGGTCGGCTAACATAGCTTCGCGTACTTTTTGTTTGAATTGGGCTTCTATTTTCATTATATAGCGTATTTGTTTCTCCAAGATTGGGTGTACTCGGTACCGGTACTGGGGTTATACAATATTTGTTTGTCGTCTTCGTCTAAGGAGTCGTAATCGGTGAGTATTTCGACTTCTGTGGTGTTGGTGGCTTCGTAACGTTTGAGGCTTGGGATAACGAAAGCGCGTTGGCGTGCGGGTGCGCGGTTGATGATGCCTACTTCGGCTATTTGCTTGCTATGGTGCTGTACAAAGCGTACTATGGTCATTGTATAAGCATCTTGTAGGGCTTTGGCTACCATATCGGCTTCTGTTTGCTCGGCACGTGCGCGTTGGAATTTTGGCATTGGCTGCACTTCGCATACATAGCGACCGCCGCAGTAGGCTATGGCTTTGATAAGTTCACCCTCGTTGCTGTCGAGCCAAAATACTTCTATATCTTTGCCTTCTATCTGTTTCATTTTCTCAATAAGGGGCTCGCCAGTGAGTATGTTGCTATCTTCGGCGATTGCCATTTTTTGGCGATTTAGGCTGATGTAGCCTTGTTTGCAACTTGTTTTAACGCTGTAGCCTATATGGGGCAGGATAGCGCGGTAGTTGGTTTCGGGGAGACTTTCGAGCTGGTTGTTTAGGAAATACTCCCAACGGCTCACTTCGGGGTGCTCATCGTGAGGTTCGTTGTTCCAGTCCTCTATATCGGCAAGGCGTGCCTGCACCAGTTCGTTGTAAGGGATAATTTTAGTAGCTCCTTTGCCTGCTTGGTTGGCTTCGTTCTTAGCAAAGGGGCGTGCTATCCAACCTTCGGCGTATTTTTCTTTATTGTTACGCATCTTGCCAAACATACGCTCTATATATTTACCGCGGGCATTGTTAGCCTCTACACGCACCTTTTGAAACATATAGCCCTCACGTAGGAAAGTGTTTAAAAAACTGCTATTGAGTGAGCTTTCGCACTCTAACTCGAAGGGTAGTTTTAAGCCCCATTGGTGATAGTTGCGCACCAGCTGGCGGTAGAACTCTAAAATGATACCTTCTTTGGTTTTACCATATACGAAGGCTGTCATACAACGGCTGGCTACATCTATGCCGATATAAAACCAAAGGCGTTTGCCTTTGTCATACCAAAACGGCGGTTGGCGGTCGTCAATAGAGAGGAGCGATCCTGCTTTGGTAGGGAGTTCGGTTTGGGCGTAGGGGATAAATTGCCCCATAAAGGCTTGTCGGTTGCCAGAGCGGAGGCTGTAGGTGGCGATTTTAGTTTCCCAAGCCGATAGGTAGGCTTTTATGGTGCTTTCGCTAAGGGCGGGGAACTCTTCGGGTGCGTACAGCTCGCCAGTTTCTTTATTAAAGACTTCTATATATCCGCTAAGGAAGGAGTCGTATTGGCGGGCTATATCGGTGGGGGTAGGTTTGTACTCTTGCCCTACGAATAAGCCTTTGAGGACTTCTATTACGCGCTCATCTACCTTGCGGGCGTTTTGCTTACCCTTGCCGTAAGGGTCTTTAATCACTGAAAGCAGTCCGTCGTTTTTAAAGGCTTTGAGAGCGTTTTTAAAGTGGCGTAGGCTTTCGGGTAAGGAGTGCTTACGGCTGGGTGGCAGGGTTTCGTTGAAACTTAAAGCATCAGTAAGGAGGCTTTGTGCAAGCCCTTTGGTAGGGCTTTTTTTGTGTAACGATTGGCGTACGGCAAGGCGTTCACTCTCAAGGGTTACGAGAGCCTGCAAGGTAGTAGCATTGATAACATAGCGGTCTATCTCCTCATCGGTGAGAGGTTTGCCCTGGCGTTTCCAACCCGCATAGAAGCGGATAGTTTCGTCTTTCACGGCATAGTAACGCTCAAGGAGGTGTCCTTCTTTACGTGGGTCGCCTAGGGCCTGCTGTATGTCGGTAGGCAGGGTATCGTAGTCGATAAGGAGCTTGCGCCCATTGCCACCCGATTGGAGTTTTTTCACGCCGTAAGGTTTGTCTTTATGGCGTGCCAGCTCGCTTTGCAGAGATTTTAGTACATTCCAATAGTGGGGCACTAACTCTTCGGCTTCGACGGCGACTTTATTATGTAACCAGAGGTATGGCATATTTTTTTAGTTTTTAATTGCTCCCCAAGGTGATTTTGCTTCACCAGCGGTTGCTGACAGTCGTACTGACTTGGGGAAAAACAACAATAAAATCAAAATATAAAAAACGTGATGTGGTGTTATTCGCGATACTTCACTGGTTTTTGGTAGTCTATTTTTTCTCTTTTTATGACAATACCTAAGAAGGTAGTGCGTATCTCTCTGCCGATGATAAGGAAGTCCTCATTGAGTAGGTAAATGGTTTTTGTTGTCATTTTAAAAGTGTTTTAAAAGGTTTTTAAATGCTTCCCAAGGCGGTTGCGAACCGCTACGAATTTTCTCGCCGTTGGTCGTACCAACCTTGGGAAATAATTACTAACTTTGTGGCGTCTAATTTTAATTTTAGTAATTATGATAAATAATATTGTAAAAGACCGTATTCTTACTGCTTTATGTAACTTGCAGTGTTTTGAGTCTATGATGTTCATTGATTTAAAAGAACTTCTTTCTGAAACAGAAACAACTTTTGATGAGTTGCAGGCTATTTTAATGCAATTCCAACGTTTAGGGCTGATTTCTGACCTTAATATGCGCAGGCATTCTCCTAAAATCTATTTTGTACTTTATTTAGAAGCCCTTGAGTTTAGCGATAAAGGAGGCTTTCAAATGCAAGACGAGATGCTGAAACTTACGCTTGAGAAGCTGAAACTTGAGGTTGAGCAACTCTCAAAGGACTTCCCCGAAAAGGCTCTTACTTTCTCAAGCATTTTATCTAACATTTCGACTGTATTAGGTTTCTTTATTTCCAAGTAAAAGGTCTAGGGCTTTCTTAATGTAAGAATTCTTATAAAGTTCTGCCTCCTTCTTAGAGTAAAGTAGTATTTTGTCTCCCTCTTTTACAATGGTTTCAATGTACTTTACTCTTTTTGCCATTCTATTAATACCCTCACAAATGCAAGTTTGTTTGATGTTAATCTCTTGTAGGGGCTCTTCTGTTAGCTTTTTCATAGTGTTACGCTTCATAAAGTTTTAACTCTAATTGTACTACTTGTGGCAGTCCTTGGACCTTGGTAAGCTGCTGATAGCCGTTGCGCAGTTGCAAAAGGGCTTCGGCAAACTCTCTGTTGATATACCACTTGCCTTCGGCGGTGCGGTAGAAGTGCTGGGGGTGCTTTTTGATGCGGCGATGATACTGCCCACTGGTAACTGAGTACTGGTGTAATAGTAACCACTCTATATAAGGCAGGGCTTCCTTGCCGTAGACATTGAGAGAAGGAGGCATTTTGATACGGGTAAGGGCTTCCAACTCCTCCCAACGACGATTGACCTTAATACGTAGTTCCACACTATACCCAGTGAGGAGGTCGAATGTTTGCATTCGTGTAAGTTCAAAATAGGGGTCTTTTCTTTGTCGTCCTAAGCCTAAGTCACTGATTCTGTGTTTTAACTCAATTTTGGGGAGATACAATTTTTCATATCCTTTGTTGAGTTCACGAATATCACGCATAACGTTGTCGTGCCGTTTACCTGTTAGCTTTGCAATCTCAAAGCTGGACATTGTTTGCTGAATGGTGTTAATTAAATTGTTCATTTTGCTGATAATTGTTAATTAAATTTTCGCGTTCTACTATAAGGTAATAAAAAGCTTTATAGGCTTTCTCGTCTCCTCTTTGCAAACGCATTCTCGTAGCATCAGTGCTACAATTTAACATCTTAGAGAGCGTATAAATATCGCCCGTTTGTTTTTTTTGTTCGCAAAAGCGAACAATCTCAGAAAATTGTATTACTTTTGTCATTATTATAATGTTCGTTTGTTTTAACGGGGCAAAGATATAGAGATTTCTCTAATATACAAAATATTTTTAGAGAAATTTCTAAAAATATTTTATTTTAATTTGTAACTATATGAATATGAGTACGAAAGAAAGATTAAAAAAATATGTAAAAAGTCAAGGATTAACAATTTCTGCTTTTGAAAAAGCAATAAATGTTTCTAATGGCTATATAAATAGTATATCCAAAGGTATTGGAGGTGAAAACTTAATGGCTATAATAGAGAAGTCTCCAAATTTAAATATTAATTGGTTATTAACAGGAGAAGGCGAAATGCTTAAAAGAACTGAAAAAGGAGGTATTAGCCAAACTATTTCGGGAGATAATAACACTATGTCGGGCAATGATACATATATAGGTAATAACGACAAGGAAACTATTAAGGAACTAAAAGAACGCCTTTCCGAAGCAGAGAGAAAGTTGGAAGAGAAGGACCAGCAAATAAGCAAACTAATCAATGTAATCGAAAAACTAAACTCAATATGAAAAACGTGAAACAGTCAATTAAAGGAAACAACAACTTACAAATTGTAACCAACAATGCCCCCATTATTCACACTGGGAAACTAACTGCAAAGGTAAATGTAGTACACAACCCTGAAAAACATATCTCAGATGCACAAGCCCAACAAATTAAGGAGAAGGTAATAGAATGTGCTATTATACTTGCTTCTGATGGGAGTAGTAAACAATCTCTTATTCAAAAACAATATGGGAAACTTTATAGAAGATATAGTATAACTAAATATTCTTTATTACCAAAAGAAGAGTTTGAAGATGCTATAAAATGGCTAAAAAGAGAAGTAGCGGCAAGTAGAAAGGTTTTAAAGGAAAATGCCCCTACCGAATGGAGAAAAACACAATACACCTCAATAAATGCAAGAGGCAGACAAATGGGGATGGATAGAGAAGCTCTTCTAATTTATGCTACACAAGTATTGGGGTTAGCTGACACCTTATCTTCTTTAAAAGACTTAGAAGACGACCAGCTACAAAAGCTCTACAATAAGATGTTTGGAAAAAGGCAATAA